ACAGCAATGTCCACTCAATCAAACAATACAGGGTTTATTGACAAGTCACAAAAGGAAAGAAAAGAACTACTTGCTCAATTCTTGGATATGGATGTATTTGAATCTCTTTACCAAATTGCAAGTGAAGAAATCAAAGAATTATCTGCTCTTCTAAAGGATTATAAGAATCAAGACCTACCGACCCAATTAGCTGACGCTGAGGAGACTTTAACATCCATTACAGGTTCTTTAACCGAATTAGAAGATAAGCGTCTTAAATTGGATTCTCAGCGAGATTCAATCAACACAAAGATTGAGTTTGAAGTTGGTAGTTTAAAGCCCGTTGATGATGTTGGTGATGTGGAACAATTAGAAACACATTTAGAGTCACTTAACAAGCAACGAAAAAGACAAGATACCGAATGTGGTGTAAATCTTTCGGAGCTTAAAAGTATAGAAACAAAACAACAAGATGTTGAGTCAAAGATGTCCAATTTAAACATTGATGACTTAAAAGAAAAAAATGAACAATACAAAACTTACAATAATAAGTTTAATGAAATGGGAGTTCAACTTGATAAGTTGGAATCTCAAATGGTTCACGCTAAAAAACACTTGGATGGTATTGGGTCTCTTACCTTTGATGATAATTGTGACCATTGTGTAAGTAATAAAAACACACCATTTGCAAAACAAGCCCAAACCCTTGAAGATGAGTTGAAAAAATTGGGTAATGAATATACTGACTTGGTAACCAAACGTATGGATGTAATGACCCTACGAAATCAAAATGATGTGACCAAAGAGCTAAAGCTTTGGGATGACCTTTCCGAAACTTCTTCTAAATTGGAAAAGGAATGGTTAAAGGTCAGTCGTTCGTATGAGTCGTGTTTATCGCTTGTTAAGGACTATGATACCTCTATTAAAAATTTAGAGATTGATATTCAAAAAGCCAAGAACCAACAACAAGCGGTAGAGCATAACAAATTGGTAAAGGAAAAGATACAATCTTTAAAAGGTAAACGAACTGAAATTGAAGAGTCTATCAAAGAAACTACCAATGAGTTAATGAATATCAATTCAGAAATTAAGGTAGCTGAAAAAACCATTGAGAATGTTCATCAGTCTTTGGAAAAACTTCGTGGTATGGAAATGAAATACGATGGGTATGAATATTACCTCAAGTGTGTAAAGAGAGATGGTATTCCTTACAATCTTATTTCAGAGGTTCTTCCAAAATTAGAAATGGAAATTAACAACATCCTTTCACCTATTGTAGATTTCCAAATCCTATTGAATACGGATGGTAAAAACATCAATTCGTATATTGCATATGGTGATGCTGAATACTGGCCATTAGAACTTACAAGTGGTATGGAAAAATTCATTTCATCTATCGCAATCCGAACTGCTTTGATAAATGTGTCTAATTTACCAAGACCAAACTTTATTGCAATTGATGAGGGATTTGGGTCATTAGACACGGACAACTTCAACTCACTCTATTTATTATTTGATTATCTAAAGACGCAGTTTGATTTTATAATCACCATTTCGCACATTGATAAAACGAGGGATATGGTAGATTTCATTATTGACATCAATAAAATCAAAGGGTTTTCATCTATAAGATATTTATAAGAAATGGAGTAGTTAATGGGTTTGGAACTCAAAATAAAGTCAAAACAAAATCTATCCAAATATAGAGTTTTAGTAGAAGACTCATCAGCAACATCTGATGAGTATTTTTCTATTGTAGAGTTTCCAGAATACTTGGGTGAGGGTAAGAACCTACTTCGTATCAAAACGAACCCAAATGTATTTGAACCCAACACTCAAATCTTTATTGAGGTATTAGACCCAAATGGAACGCCGGTATATTGGGAGATTCCAAATCATAGAGAAAAAGATGACTCTCGTTTAATTTCTATTTGGGTTTATGGTGATAGAAACGACAAGTACGATAATGGTAAGGGTATTGGTGAGATAGTCTTGCTTGGAACCTTATCAACTACATCGGATGGTAAACAAGTTCCTACTGATTTCAAAAAGGTTCCAAATATAAGGTGGAGACGTAAAGTTTCGTTTGCACCAAACAAACCATCAAATGGTAAGATTGTATTTAGGACAGATAGTTTACCAAGACTAACACTATCTTCAAGTGTTGATACATTCACTAATAAAGTAGTATCAAATAATCAATTAGTTAAGACCATCACCAATTCGGATGTTTATTATAAGAAATCTACATTTGGAAATACTGTATCACTTGAATATGAAAATGGTGATGCGTTTGAGGGTCAAATGGTTGGTGGTATTGTTTATGGTAATTTGTCCACTACTTTATTTCCAAGATTGGGTGGTGGTCAATCACAACCAACTACATTTACTGCAAGTATTAGTTCAGTTCCATCCATTTCTATTTTAAGAATAGAAAATCCACTAACTCAAAGTGATAATAGAACAAATGGGTCCATTCACACATATGAGTATTCTGATGGAACTATAAATGTAAATGTAGAGTATTACTCAACCGCATCTGATACACAAACTCAAAATCAAGTTGCTGTTGCAAATATAACTTTAACTAACCTTGACCCTATTGTAGGTAGGGTTCATTCAGTTAACACCTTACTAAAATCACAAGGATTAACTTCGGCTGAATATCAATTGATATCAAACAACTTGGTTAGTGCTACAGAATCAGTATCATTTAAAGTTCCAATTCCAACCGAACAACTAAACGACCCAAAGACTTTAAAATTACAATTTTTAAATGTTGATGGTGTGAAGTCAGAAACCGAACTTGTTAAATCAGATGTTGTATTTACGGGCGGTAACGTATACATTGCAGGTGACCAATCCTTAATCACCGGCTCATTCCATATTGGAAACGCAATTGGAACTGGCATTGAAATGTCCGGCCAATCAAGTGGATATCTAAAATCGGTTGGATACCAAGGATTTACATCAGCATCACTTGGTAAAGGGCCGGGTGGATTTCTTATTTGGAGTGGTAGTGGTAATTTACAAATTGGAGTAGACCAATACCCTGGTGTAGGAATGGAAATGGTGTCGGAGGGTGGTAGTTCAAGTTTCTTCTTTACAACCGCAGGTGGTGGTAATTTGCAGGTAATCACCGATGATTTCTTTATTGGAACCGAAGCCACTCAATTTGTTAGTGGTTCAAATGGTAACATAGAAATTAGTTCATCATTTTTCCATCTTAATCCAAAAGATAATGAAGCTGTGATTGGTGGGTTTGTTGTAACCCCAACTGCAATAAGTTCATCACAATTTGATACATCCGCATCAGTATCCGTTCCAAAACTTGCACTAAAATCAAATGGACAAATTACAGGTTCAAGCGTTCTTATCCAACGACTATTGGATGGTGACTTTTACACTTTGTTTGATACGAATGTTGGTATTATAGACGCAAGAAATAATGGTAGACAAATTATTTCGGATTATACTGAATATGAGTGGACCGGTTCGGTTGAAACAAAAGTGGCAGAATATTACTTTCAGTTAATGCCGGGTGAAAATAGACTATTATATGCGTTTAGTCAGTTAACTCATAGGCAAGCGACTGGTTTTACTGGTTCAGTTGGATATGTTCAAGGAACTTGCAAAATGACACTACAAATTCCAAATACGGGCTCTGTAACTAATGGTCCATATGGGTATTCATCTCCAAGTCAAGGTACATATTACTACGATGGTTTTGCAAACGCAACAGAATACACGGTATTTGAACGAACTTTAGGTAATATTGCAACCAATGACTATTATTCAAGTAGAACAAATCAGCCAGGAGACCAAGGGTCTTATTATGTTGTTCCAAGTAACTTACAAGGTCGTTTGATTCGTGCAAATCTTTATTTAAAAACTTTAAATGTTGCAACCACTGGCCCACGAACGGCCGGAACTTATTCAAGAGTCAAGGGTGTGAGTTTAGTTGCCACGAGACAATTTGGTCAGAGAGCTGGTGATATTACGGAAGTATTGCCTGATTTGGGTGAAGGGTTAGGAATATAAAATTAGATACTTATTATTATGGGAAATTTAATTAAAGAGTGGGTTAGGGGAATTCTTGTTGAAGAAGTAAAACAAGAAGTAGTAGTTTATGCTGGAAGGTTTCAACCATTTCACAAAGGACACTACGCTACCTATGAACATTTGGTAAAAAAGTTTGGTAAGCAAAATGTCTTTGTTGGGACCTCAAATCAACAAGGTGGTCCAAGACATCCATTTAATTTTAAAGAAAAACGAGAAATTATGATGAAGATGTTTAACATCCCATCATCACAAATTGTCCAAGTAAAAAACCCATACCAACCAAGTGAGGTTTTAAATAAATTTGATTCTAAAACCACCGCATTTATCACGGTAGTTGGTGAAAAGGATGAGGCTCGTTTGGGTGGTAAATACTTTAAGAAATACGATGGTAAGCCCGAAAGTGGATATCTTGATAACGGATATGTGTATGTATCCCCGGCACAACCAAACGCAATAAGCGGAACTGATGTTCGTAATTGGTTATCAGCATCAGATGATTCTCAAAGAAAAGCTGGATTCAAGAAAGCATACCCAAAGTTTGACCCAAAGATTTACAATTTAATTTCAACAAGGTTAATGAAGATTGAATCCGTAATGGAATCGTTCTTTAAATCATTTGATGTTGAATCTCTTTTAGAGGGCTCTCTTTATGGGGCAGATGCTGGTGAACCCGACACTATGTTTGTATTGCCAGGAAAAACTCGCAAACTTGGAATGAAAAATCCAGGTCAAAAAGATGATGTGTGGTTTGTAAATGGTGGTTATGTTCAAATGCACTTTCCGGTAGCTGATGTGATTGTTTCACCTGATGCAAAGGGGTCATCTGATTACTACCAATATTCATCCAAACGAAATATCCGTAATAATACCGATTTGGAAATCCCACCCGTAAGTGATGACTTTACAACGGCTAAACAGGGTAGAAAACAAGTTGATGTTCAAGACCTCAAAACCGAAGGTTCTACTATGGGACCAATTTCACTTGATATGGTTGATAATGGTCCTGCGTTTTCTTGGGCAAGTAAAGAAAAATACCAATCTGCAAATAACGAAATTGCAAAACGATTGGGATTTGAAGTAGTTGATTGGATGTTGGGAACTGACTTGGAAACTCAATTTGTTCAAGACCGACCAACACAAGTTTCTTACTATCCAAAAAGTAATAGACCTGCAAATAAAGACTACTCTGATTGGAAATCTGATATTGAAAAAACAGCCACCGCTGTTGGTGTTGAGTTTATAAATTTTCTTGATAAAAAACAAATTGGATTAAACGAAGACCTTTTCGGAACATCGTTAAAAATGAAACCATATGAAACCTTGATGGTTAAATCCGTTATTGAATTTATGATGGATAAGTATAATTTTAATGCAAAGATTATAGTAAAGAAAAAAGAAAAAGTTGGATTGATAGGTGATATATCCTTAAATTCAAATTCAGTAGATGGAAATAAATTTTATTTACACTTTAATCCCAATCAGTCATATCAGAGAATAATTCAAACAATGATACACGAGTTGACTCATATCAAACAAGTTTCCAGAAAAGAATTATTACCAAATAAAGACTATACCGCAATACTTTGGAAGGGTAAAGAATACATAACTGCAAAAGACTATAATAAGTTAATGAAGTCAAGTCCTTCGGAGTATATCAAATTACCTTGGGAAGTTGAAGCTATTTCAAATATGAAAAGTTTGTATCCTCAATTTATAAAATCAAAATATTGGTTGGGATTAAAGGGTAAGGACTCTACATTAGATTATATTATCAATACAAACGAAAATGTATTAAAAGAATCTTTATTGGTTGAAGGTGGTGCGTATGGTCATATGGCTCACCCATTTGATACTGAAATGAATTTAACTTTTGGTGACTTAAAACAAATCATCAACGGAGCCCTAACGGGCGAATTAGAACTTGCAAGAGAAAAGACCGATGGTCAAGCCCTTGCTATTTCGTGGAGAGATGATAAGGGTTTAATTGCAGCAAGAAACAAAGGACACCTTGCTAATCGTGGTGAAAAGGCATTGGACATTAGCGGTATTGCTTCAAAGTTTGGTGGTAGAGGTGGTTTGACCGACGCATACAACTTTGCAATGAAAGACCTTACATCAGCTATCAAAGGTTTATCAAAAGCACAACGAGACAAAATCTTCAAACAAGGTGCAAAGTTTATGAACCTTGAAGTAATCTGGCCAACATCGGTCAATGTAATCCCTTATGGTCAAGCCCTTTTGGTATTCCACAATACGACTGAATACAACGAAGCTGGTATAGCTATTGGTGCTGACCAAAGTGATGCAAAGGTTCTTGCTGGGATGATTAAACAAGTTAATGCTGATGTTCAATCAAAATACACAATCCAAGGACCGCCGGTAACCCAATTACCAAAGTCGCAAAAACTTACATCTTTAAAATCAAAATTTGATGGTCAGTTGAATAAACTTCAAAAAGAATTTAATTTGAAAGATACTGATGGTGTTGCAGAATATCACCAAAAGTGGTGGGAAAATTTTGTAGATACAAAATCACCATCAACACTTGATAACAAAACTAAAATGGGTCTTGTTAAAAGATGGGCGTTCTACGATAAAGGGTTCCGTTTGGACAGTAAAACCATCACCGACCCTAAAGTGTTGACTTGGGCTCAAGGTATAGATAAAAACGACCACGCCAAAATTCAAAAAGATAATATTAGACCATTTGAAGATATTTTCTTGGGTGTTGGTGCCGAAGTTCTTTCGTTTATGAGTTCAGTTTTAACTGCAAATCCTGATGCTGCTGTTAGAAGTATGAAAGACCGACTTGACCAAACAGTTAAGGACGTTCAAAAAGCAGGTGACCCAAAGAAAATTGCAAAACTAAAATTAGAATTAGAACGACTTGCCGCTATTGGTGGTAAAGACAAAATTGTTCCTAATGAGGGTATCGTATTTGTGTATAAAGGTAATACTTATAAACTTACAGGCACATTCGCACCACTCAATCAAATTTTAGGATTGTTCTACGGAGAATGATAAATTAAAATAAAAGTTATGTCTAAAAAATTACAAAATGTTAAGGCGATTAAAGAAATGCTCGCCGGAACACACAAAACTCAAACAAAAACTACAATTGGCTTTGAAACTAAAGATTATGTAAGAAGGGAAGTTGGAGAACAATGGACCGATGAGTTTGGTAATCAATGGGAACAAAAAAAAGGATACAAAGTTAAACTTGGTAAACTTTCAGAGGTTCGTAAAGAAGTTTCACAATTTTCAAATTGTCGTAAAGAAGTTTGTACTTGCACTACACCATCTCAAGCTGATAAAAAGATGATGGCATATCACGGAATGTGTTTGGATTGTGTGGTTGATATGGAACATCAATTACGAATTGAGGGTAAGTTTGAAGAATACGAAAGAAGTAAGGTTTTAGAAAATGCAAAAGCTTGGCTAAAACAAGCCGAAGTAGAAAAGGAAATCTTAAAATCAGCATTAAAAGCTCAATACATCCTTGAAGATGGTCGTGTTGAAGAGTGGGAGGGTGGAATGTCACCTGAAGAACTTGAGGCTAAAATTGATGCTGAATTTGAAAAATTTAAAACGGATTTCATTGCCAAGTTAGAAAACGGAAACAATTAACCATACCTATTTATTTTGTGAGGTATTATATGAAAAGTAAAGAGTATTACATTCGTTTAGGTGAAGCGGTTCAAAAGCTAGAAGAAAAGAATTGCCCAACCGACCCATCAAAGTGGTCATATTATAAATCACAAGCAAAAGAAAAGTTTGATGTATATCCATCAGCATATGCTAATGGGTGGGCTTCAAAACAATATGGTGATGCTGGTGGTGGTTGGAAGAAATGTGAAAACGAAGCTACTGATTCTCAAGAAAAAGAATTTCATACTCAACTTGATAAGTTAGTTCACAAAACTTTTGGTAAAAGTCCGGAAGAAGAAAAAATGGATGAGAAGTTTGATAGAACTCACCTTGGTATTTTAAAATACGCTTATAAGGACATTGATAAAATCAATCCATCCGACCCAATGTATGTTAGAGTGGCTCAGATGTTGGATAAATTATCAAAACAGGAATTACAACAATTGATTGATGCTGACATTAAGTTCATATCACTTCTTGCAAAGAATCGTTTATCAAAAAAAGAATCAGTAAACGAAGAAAAAGTAGATATGGAAGAGCTAGAAATGATGCTAAAGAAATTAAAAAAAGAGAATCCAGGTAAAAAAGTAACATACAGTTTTATTAAAGGTAAACAATACCCTAAAGGTTATGTTATTAAAATAAATGGAAAAATTTTAGAAGGTGAATCAGTAAACGAATCTCATTTTCAAGTTGGTGATAATGTCACTTGTCTTAAAAGTGGTATGACTGGTCAAGTTGTTGGGATGGATAAACCACACGGTGCGGATGATGAGGAATATTATACAGTTAAAAGACAAGATGGTGAAGTAATGAAATACTCACCAAACGAATTAAGACTTACTGAAAACACTTTGAAAGAAGGTTTGTTCCAAGACATTATGAGAGCTGTTAAAAAAGGTGATGGTCCTTTCACTTTGGTTGTTATTAAGAACAACAAAGTAATTAAACAAGTAGAAGTTAAAACTCCACAAGCAATCCCTGCAAACTACTCTTCATTATTAAAAGATTTTCCTAATACGAGAATCAGAATAGAGGATGCAACAGGTAAAATTGTAATGGGTGAATCGGTAAACGAAGCTAAGGCAATCGGAAAAAAGATATTCTCTGATGCTAAAGGAAAACTTTTCTTTGGATACCAAAATGATGATGATACTGTTCAACTTGTAGATTACAAAACTTGGAAAAAACTTCCAATGACGGACTTATCTAATGAGTTTATGGCTAACAGAATAATCAACTCAATTGTTAGAAATGAAAGACAATTCAACAAAAAAGTTGAATACAATATGTGGTCTAAAAAGACTAACCCATCTTTTGAAGAGAGAATGGATTACTTCATTAAAAACAATTGGATATCTAATATCACTAAAACTGGTATCAAAGAATCGGTAAACGAATCATCAATGAGTAATATTGATATTATCGCACAAGAAGCAAAAGATTTTAAAGATTTTGTGAAAGAGTTCTACAACGAATACAAAGATTTTCCAAAAGATAGAGATACTATTAAATGGTTAAAAGGTGTTTATGATAATAGAAGCACAAACGAATCGGTTGAATCATTAGATGAAAAATTACCAAATGAGTTTGCTACCATTCCTAATGATTCTCGTGTAGATGGTATGATGAAACATCTTCAGCACCATTTGGGTGTTATTAGTAAGAATGTAAAGACTGGTAAAGGTGTTTACAAAAAGGATTTGATGAAGATGGCAAACATCATTAAAGCCCTTCAAATGTATGAATCAAAATCAGTAAACGAATCATCGGTTGAAATTGGTGATATCGTATTGTTCCCACCAGCGAATAGTGCTGCTACTGTTGTTGATAGGTTTGGTAGAAGTGTGACCTTAAAGTTGGCTAATGGTAAAAAAGTTAAAACCGTGGTTGATAAAGTTAAGTTATTAGCACAAGATAATGTAAACGAGGGTAATGCTTTCACAGGTGCTTTGTTCAAAGCTCGTAAAGAAGGTTTGACTGAATTTGAATTCAACGGAAAAAAATATCCGGTTCACAAACTTGAAGAAGAAAAAGAAGAAACTCTTGCTGAATCAAAATTGACCAAAGATTCTTTGAAGCAAATTATCAAAGAAGAATACCATAATGTAAAAACCTTTATGGAAGAAAAATACGGATTTACTCCTGAATTAGGTAAGGTATATTCCAATCTTGCAGCTAAACCTTTTTTAAAAGAAGAAGAGGAAGAGGTAGTTGATGAGTATGATGTAGAAAATTACCAAGACCTAAAAGAGTTTGTTCAGTTTATGGCTGAATACAAAAGTGATATCAACGAGGCAGAATATCAAGGTAGAAAAGTAAAACTTGGTAAGATTATGCAAGGTGATGTTAAGAAATTCAAAGTATATGTTAAGAACGACAAAGGTAATGTTGTTAAAGTAAACTTTGGACAAGGTGGTGATGCTAAGGGTGGAACTATGAGAATTCGTAAAGACAATCCTAAAGCAAGAGCATCGTTCAGAGCAAGACACAATTGTGATAACCCTGGTCCAAGATGGAAAGCAAGATATTGGTCTTGTCGTAAATGGTAATTATTAACATTGAATTACATACTTATTAGTAGTTTTAAATTAAATTGGAATAAACTATGGAAACATTAAAGAAAGTTTGGAATTGGTTACTTGGTAAAACTACCATTGATGAAAAAATCAAAGAAACCGTTGCCGAAGTTAAAAAAGAAGTAGCCGAAGTAAAGGTTGCTGTTGCAGAAGTAAAAGTTGCTGCTAAAAAAGTAGTAAAAGAAGCATCTGATGTAGCTAATGTAGTAGAAAAAGCTGCTCCTAAAAAGAAAAGATACTACCCAAAGAAAAAAGCTGCTGCTAAAACCGAACCAACTGCTAAAAAGCCGGCTGCCAAAAAATAAATGAAACGATTCAATACTCAACAACTTGTAATTCTTGCTTTATTAGCTTTACTGGCATATCAATTCTTTTTTGCTGGTAATCGTTACAAAAAAGATTACGAAAGAATGTTGAAAGAGCGTGAACAAGAATACAACACGCAGATTGAAAAGTTAGAAAGTCAATCAGATTCTCTTTTAAAAATCAATAAAGATATTGAAAAAGAATTAAAAAGAATTGATGGTCAAATTGGCAAAAAAGATGCTCAAATCAATAAGTTAAGGAAACAATATGAAAAAGATGTTGCTAAGCTTGACGCTATGTCTGATAACGACATTGCCGATGCTTTCACAGACGCTTTCAACTGAATCTAACTTAATTGCAGTTCCGAGAGCGGCTCTTGAAAACGCATTAAAGGTAAAAGCAGAACGTGACTTGTGTGTTAATGAATTACGATTAACACAAGAAAAGGTTGTTTTATACTCAAAATCTATTGATTTGTATAAAGTTGAAGTTGAAAACTTAAATAAAGTTATTACTTCAAAAGATTTGGTTATTGTAGAAAAAAACAAAATAATTTCTCTAAAAGAAGACCAAATCAAAGTTTTAAAAAGAGAAAAATCTTCTAAAATGTGGCAAGGTCTTTTGGTTGGCTTTGCTGGTGGAGCTGCTACGGTTACATTATTGCTCGCTCTATAAATAAAAATGTATGGCAAAAAGTTTAAAGGAACTTATTAGGGAAGAGTACATTAAATGTGCTAAAGACCCAGTGTATTTCTTTAAGAAATATTGTTATATCCAACACCCTCACCGAGGTAAAATTCTTTTCAATCTTTATGATTTCCAAGAAGATTTGATGAGGGAGTTTGATGACCACAGGTTTAATGTAATCCTCAAATCACGTCAGTTAGGTATTTCTACTCTATCCGCCGGATACTCTTTATGGATGATGTTATTCCACGAAGATAAAAACATTTTGGTAATTGCAACCAAACAAGAAGTAGCAAAAAACCTTGTGACTAAAGTAAGGTTTATGCACGAAAACCTACCAAGTTGGTTAAGAGGCCAAACCGAAGAAGACAATAAACTTTCTTTACGATTGAGAAATGGTTCTCAAATTAAAGCAACATCAGCAGCAGGTGACGCGGGTCGTTCTGAAGCTCTTTCAATGTTAATTATGGATGAGGCTGCGTTTATTTCCAACATTGAAGATATTTGGACTTCTGCTCAATCAACTCTTTCAACCGGTGGTAAAGCTATTGTCTTATCAACTCCAAATGGTGTTGGTAACTGGTTTCATAAAATTTGGTTAAAAGGTGAGGCCGGTGATAGTTGGAATCCAATCAAACTTCACTGGACCGTTCACCCTGAACGAAACCAAAGTTGGAGAGATGACCAAACAAAATTACTTGGTGAAAAGGGCGCAGCACAAGAATGTGATTGTGACTTTATCAGTTCGGGTTACACGGTAGTAGACTCATCAATTCTAACTTGGTATACTGAAACTTATATTAAAGACCCAATTGAAAAACGAGGATTTGATGGAAATTATTGGTTGTGGGAATATCCAAATTATTCTCGTGACTATGTAGTGGTAGCCGATGTGGCTCGTGGCGATTCATCCGACTATTCAGCATTTCACGTTATTGATATTGAAACCGTAGAACAAGTTGCTGAATACAAAGGTAAGATTGAAACCAAACAATATGGAGCATTCCTTACATCGGTTGCTGCGGAGTGGAACAATGCTATGTTGGTGGTTGAAAACGCAAACATTGGTTGGGCTGTAATCCAAGAAGTTATTGATAGAAACTATACAAACTTATATTACTCATATCGTGAGTTGGGTTATGTAGATGATGATGTCCACCTACGAAAAGGTTGGGACCTAAAGAAAAAAGAAGATATGGTTCCGGGCTTTACAATGTCTTCACGAACAAGACCTTTGGTGATTTCTAAACTTGATACCTATATGAGAGAAAAAACACCAATCGTTCACTCAAAGCGTTTAATTGATGAGCTGTTTGTATTCATTTGGAATGGTTCCAAGGCGGAGGCTCAACAAGGGTATAACGATGACTTGGTTATGTCGTTCTCCACAGGACTTTGGGTAAGAGACACCGCATTAAAATTAAGACAACAGGGTATAGATTTAAGCCGTACCGCATTAACTCACATTTCAAAGACTCAAGGTGGTGTTTACAACGCCAGAATGGGACAACATAATCCTTGGGTATTAAAAGATGGTAGAGGTAATGATGTAGATATGACTTGGATACTTTAATTTGGTAGTGTAGTTTATTTTTTGTATATTTATAGATTGTAAAAGTATACTCTTTTAGTTTAGAAAAACATTATGGCAGACAATTCATTATTTGGAAGATTACAAAAACTATTCGCTACCCAAGTCATCGTAAGAAGAGTTGGGAAGAATCGTTTACAAGCCGTAGACTCACAAAGACTACAATCTCAAGGTAATATCCGTGGAACATCATACTACGATAGATTTGGTCGTTTACATACTTCTCGTAGGAATTGGGAAACCTACAACCAACAATTTAATTATCACTCAAACAAGTTAGAATTGTATACTGACTATGAGGCGATGGACAAAGATTCAATCATTACTTCTATTTTGGATATCTACTCCGATGAGTGTACCTTAAAGAACGATATGGGTGATGTGATTCGTATTAAATCTTCTGATGAGAATCTAAAAAAAATCCTTCACAACTTATTTTATGATATCTTAAATATTGAATTCAACCTTTGGGCTTGGGTTCGTGGTATGAACAAATATGGTGACTACTTTTTGTATTTAGATATTGAAGAGGGAGTTGGTATTGTAAATGTCCAACCAATTTCAGCATACGAATTTGAACGTGAAGAGGGATTTAATCCTGATAACCCTTATGAGGTTAGATTTAAATTATCCAATATGAGTTCTTCTACCAATTTCTCATATGGTAAAGATAAAAATACATACTTCCCATTTTATCAGATTGCACACTTTAGATTAATGACCGACTCAAACTTCCTACCATATGGTCGTTCTTTGTTAGAGGGTGCTAGAAAAACTTGGAAACAATTAACTCTTATGGAAGACGCAATGATGATTCATAGAATTATGAGGGCGCCTGAAAAGAGAATCTTTAAAATTGATGTTGGTAATATCCCACCACAAGAGGTTGACCAACATATGAGAAACATTATTGATGGAATGAAAAAAGTTCCATATATTGACCAGAACACGGGTGATTACAACCTCAAGTTCAATATGATGAATATGTTGGAAGACTATTTCTTGCCGGTTCGTGGTGGTCAAAGTGGAACTGAAATTGATTCTTTGAGTGGTATGGAATTCGGTGGTATTGATGATATTGAATACCTAAAGAATAGAATGATGGCTGCTTTAAAAGTTCCTAAAGCATTCATTGGATATGAAGAGGGTGTGGAAGGTAAAGCTACCCTTGCTCAACAAGACATCAGATTTGCAAGAACTGTGGAACGAGTTCAAAAGATTGTTCTATCAGAACTTACTAAAATTGCAATTGTTCACCTTTACTCACAAGGATACGAAAACGAAGACCTCGTTAATTTTGAGTTAGAGCTTACAAACCCATCTATTATTTACGAACAAGAGAAAATTGCTTTACTTTCTGAAAAGACAACTCTTGTAAGCAATATGAAGGATTTGAAGATGATTTCACAAGAGTGGATTTACAAAAACATCTTTAATATGTCTGATGATGAGTGGGAAAAAGAACAACAAAAAGTAATTGATGACTTGAAGTTATCGTTCAGACACGAACAAATTACTACCGAAGGTAACGACCCAGCTAAAACGGGTGAATCGTTTGGAACACCTCACGACCTTGCTGTGATTGCACAACAACCTGCTGAAGAAGAGGGTGGTTCTCCTGAAGGTGGATTTCCTGGCGCTGGAAGACCAACTGAAAGTGGAACATACGGAACCGACCAAGCAAATATGGGTAGAGACCCACTTGGTAAACAAACCGACATTAGTAGAGACAGTACATATCATAATTTTAGAAAAGGGCCAATGGCGGTTGAATCTCAAACGGCATTAAAATCTTCTCTGAAAAAAATGAAGGTTAAAACCAAGTCTATGATTATGGAATCCTTAAAACCAGAGTCTAAAACTGAAGAGCTGGGGTTGTTGGATGAGTCACAATTGTTAGATGATACGATTTAACCTACAATACGATATTTATTTATTAGAAAGTCAAATAAAAGGTTTGAAATGGGTAAGTTAAAACACAGTAAGTTCAAAAATACGGGTATTTTATTTGAGTTGCTCGTGAGACAAATTGCTGCTGATACATTAGGTGGCAAAAACTCACTGGCGCTTGAAATAATTAAATCCCATTTCAAAAAAGGGACTGAACTAACCAAAGAGTTAAATCTCTATCAGACGCTTCAAAAAGAAACATTTGATACTCAATATAAAGCTCAAGAATTTGTTAATATTATTTTAGAGCAGAGAAAAGGTTTAAACGAATCTATTCTTCGTAGACAAAAATATAATCTTATCAAATCTATCAAAGAATCTTATAAGATTGATGACTTTTTTAAGTATCGTGTAAACAATTACAAAGAATTAGCATCAACCTACAAGTTATTTGAATATAAGCAAGAAAATTCTCCAAAAGAATGGGTTGATTGTAAGAATACTATCTTTGAAAGTATTATCACCAAAAAAGAACAATTGGTAGAACAAAAAACCAACGAAGAATACACAACACAACCAAAAGAGGTTCGTTTATTGGCTTACAAATTCTTGGTTGATTCATTCAATGAAAAATATTCAAGTTTAACTTCGGAACAAAAGAATGTATTAAGAACATACATCAATAATATTGATAATTCAGAGAAATTAAGAAAGTATGTTATATCTGAAGTTAAAAAATTAAAGACCGCATTTGGTAAAGTAAAAGTATCTGATAAGGTTCTATCTATTAAGTTAAACGAAACTGTTAATTTGATGGAAAGTATCGCAACATCAAAGGTAATCAGCGAAACGCAGGTTCTTTCTCTATTAAGATACCACGAATTGCTTCAAGAAGTGAGGAAACTAAAATGAGTAAATACTTGCTAAAAGAACTTGAAGACAAATTCAATCAACTTGAACTTCAACAAGAAGAAGATGAGTTGGATGAAGCAAATGTGACCGCAAACCTTGATGGTGGTGCTGGTCCCCCAAGAACCCCATATGCTTTTGCTAAAAGTGAGGATGATATGGATGATGACCACATTGAAGTATTAGGATACAAAAAATCAAAAAAATCAAATCAACATTTTGAATCACTTTCACAATTAGATTCTAAATTAGAAAGTTTGATTGAAGCAACCTATCGTGCTTATAGAAAAGATGAGTCAATGTCTGCAAAGAAAAAAGTGAATCTTGCTATCAAAGAAATCAATCGTAAGTTGTATGAGGTTGAACAATTAGTAAATCAGAATACAAAACTTAAAACCGAAATGGGATTGAGTCAAGGTCAGTATTGGGAATCTACAAAAGTAAGATTTAGTAAGATTTCCGAAAGAATGTTAAAGATTTCTCGTAAGATTAAAGAGCTGGGGTCGTAATATGTCTTGCGGATGTGAAAAGAACCAAGTTAATGAAGCTTTAGAGGTGGATGACATCTCTCAAATCAGATTGTTGATTCGTAAAGAATTAGCTAAAGTATTTCTTGACCTTTACCGCAAAAAACAAATCTGGGAAAAATAATGAAACAATTATTAGTTGATACTACTGTATTCCAAATTACACCTCAAATCTTGAAGGAGTCGCAAGACCGCCACGGAAGATTTTTGGTTACAGGTGTATTGCAGAGAGCAAACGCTAAAAACCAAAATGGTAGAGTATATCCAAGAAACATTCTTGAAAGAGAAGTTGAAAAATACAAGGGTAGGGAAATCAAAGAAAACCGAGCATATGGCGAACTTGACCATCCGGAATCATCGGTAATTGAATTGAAAAACACATCGCACGTTGTTCGTGATGTGTGGTGGAATGGTGATGATGTAGTTGGTGCTGTTGAAATCTTAAACACACCTGCTGGCAAAATCTTACAAGAGTTAATCAAAGCAGAATGTACGGTTGGTATCTCATCAAGAGGTATGGGTTCCGTGAGTCAGATTAAAGAAGATGGAACTGTTGCTGTTGAAGGTGACTTTGAGTTGATTTGTTGGGACTTTGTTTCTAACCCATCAACGCATGGAGCTTTTATGAGACCTACAAATGAAGGGGTTATCAAAGAGTCAGTTCAAAGAAAACAAACTAATTATAATAAGGTTAATACACTTATGAGAGAAATCATCTGCGAAGTGGGTGGATATTGTGAGTGTGATTTTGGAGATATAAAATGAAAATGATGTCATTACTAAAAGAAAACGCTAGTAGAACCGCAATGGAAATTGGCGGTTTGACTGGTTTAAACAAAGACGCAATCCAAAAGTTTGTTGATACTCACAATATGGATATTGAGAAGGTTTACCAATATGTTAAAAAGTCAAAGTTAACAGATAGACTTAATTTTGTAACCGCAGTTGTTGGAACTCCTGGAAATCCGGTTCAAAAGAGAATGATTAAGATGTTTGGTGAATCGGTAAACGAATCACAAGACCACGAAGTTTCAATGGCTCAAAATTCATTGGACTCTATTATCAAATACGCTACTGAATTGAAGCAAAAAATGGGTGAGATGGAAAAGGATGTTCCTGCTTGGATTCAAGACCACATCACTAATGCTGAAAACTATGTATCTCAAGCCGCTTCAAACTACCACGAATATGGTAGTGGTATGAACGAGGGTGTATTGAATGAAATGAATCGCCAGTTAAATGTAAAAGTTAACAAGATGTTATCATACGAACTTGGTGATATGAGAAAAGGTGGAGCTAATCACTTATGGGCTATTATGCACATTTTGATGGGTGCATTAACCGATGCTAACTTCCATTCAGATGCAAAGAAAGTTCCTGCTATCTTCGGTTCAAAAGCAAAATACGAAGGTGACCCACAAGGTGAGAAAGACCTTGAGAAAATGTACGAATACGATTTAGGTCCGACCATTGCTGCTCTTGCAAAATGGGATGGTAAAGACATCGTAAACGCAGTTGGTTTTTATGTATCAATGAATGTTGGTAGACCAATGGGTGAAAAAATTGAAAAACTTGTTGAAGGTAAAAAATAAGGACAACTAAAATGAAAAAATTATCACAACTTCTTAAAGAATCACAAGATTTAGATTACCGCAGAATGAATGTTGGTGAAGAAGAAGGTCAGGGTATGACCAAAGAAGAAAAGCGTGCGTTCGTTGAAGCTGTTGCTGCTTACCGTCAATTAGGTGAAATGATTTCACACAAAGGTAATTTGGCTGAAATTCACGACTCTATCAAAGGTATCGTAGAAAGTGCTAATAACATTACGTTAAAAGAAACTGGTGATTGGTTTGATAGAGTAACTGTTCAGAGACATATGAAATCTATGAACGAATCATTCAAGGTATTCTCAAGCACCTTAAAAGAGGTGTCTACTCTTCAACAAAGATTGGAATCTACTTACGATGAAATTGGTGAGGTTCTTGGTAAATACTACGAAATCAAAGAAGGTAATGAGTTTGGTGCTGAAAGAGCTAAAGCAATTGCTGGTGGTGAAGATTCATTTGAAGTTGATGGTAAGTCATACAAGGTAACTGGAGTAGACGCTGAAGACAAGAAGAACGCAGAAGAGTTTGCTAATGAATCTATGAAGTTAACATCTTTAATCAAAAGAAACGAAGAGTTAACTGGTCGTCAAAAAGAATTGGATGTTGATAGTGATGGTGACATTGAAGCTGATGACTTGGCTGATTTAAGAGCTGGCAAAAAAGCAGATGAATCAGTAAACGAAGCGGTATCTCCGGCGGATATGGATAAAATTAAAGGGGCAGTAGAAGCAGCATCTTCATTTATGAGTGTGGGTAGTGAGTTAAAGAAATTAGGTATGAAATATACTTTCGCTACCGAACCATTACCAATTTATATTATACAACCAACTCCAAATAACAAAGTTGCTATTGTAAATAAGAAATATGCAACCAAACCTGATTTTGTGGTTGGTGATATTGCAGTAGGTATAATGGAAGGCAAATTAAACGAAGAAGAAATTAAGTGGAATGCAGTTGAAAACGCAATCATCAACTTCTTAAAGATGAACACCAAAATTTTGGACAAGAGAGTTCAAGCTAAAGATACCGATGGTGTTAAAGGTGGATTAAAATCTATCATTAGTGGTTTGACTAATGCACAAAGAAATTTGAAGTTAGAATCAGTAAATGAAGCTAGTTATGTGAGTGGATACACTGTAAAAGCTAAAACTCCATATGAGTTTGTAAATGGCGCATACGCAGTTCTAAATGCATATTTAAGAGATGAAGAACTTGGACCAAAAGGTAAAAAAGAATTACAAGATATCTTAAAGTCATTAGAGTATATGAGAAAGTATTTCTTCTTTAAGTTGAGTGAATCAACCGAATCGGTAAATGAAATCACACTTGCTAGAGGTTTAAAAGATTTAATTAAAGGAACAACCTCATCAGTTGAAGGTATTAAAGTTTCTAAAGAATTAGCAAGTGCTATTGCAGGATGGGCTACCGGTTCTACTTATGGTCAAAGATATGGTAATCAAATGTTGAAGTCTCCGTTTGCTAATGTTTGGCAGATGGTATTTAGTCCTTCATTTGGAGTTGAAGCACATTTGAAAAGATACGACAAGGAAGCTTTAAACACTTTGAAGCCCGAACTTATGAAAATCAAGTCAAAATTGGGAATGTAAGATGAACGAAATGAACATCCTACAAGACCTATCAGTTGAGTTTTCTCAAATGATTAAGAAAAACTTACCACAAATCAAAAAGTTATCCCCTTCTACTCAAAGAGAGTTGGGGAAACTTTTTTCTGATTTTAAAAATGGACTTGATGATTTAAGTTAAAAAAATTGTATTTATTACAATATAAAAAACAAGTTATGGAAGAAAACAAAAAATTCAAAAAAGTTAGAAAAGCCGAAATGGTTATTGTGGGAAAGCCCAACGCTGTGAAGGTAGTAAACAACAACATTGAAGCCGCTTTACGATTCTGGAAAAAGAATATGAAAGAAAGTGGTAAAATTGAATGGATTAAATCACATAGAGAATATGTGAAACCAACTACGGAAAAAAGAGAGCTACGAAATCAAGCACTCCGTAAAGAGTGGACACGACGCCAACAACAAGAATAATAAATGGTAAACACTTTATTGTTTCAATAAAAGTTCCCATATTTATTACTAAAAATGTAGTCCCCTAATGGACTATAACTTTATTTATAATTGTATTATTAAGGTTCACGAATAACCTTATTACCCCGAAGAATAATTTAGGAGTTTAAAATGGCAAAATCAGATTTGCTCAAAGAAGCTATCGCTGACGCAAAAGCCGTAAAAGAAACTGCTTTAGCTAACGCTAAGTTGGCTTTAGAAGAAGCATTTGCTCCACGAATTCAGTCTATGTTGTCTCACAAACTCGCAGAAGAACTTGACGATGAGGAAGTTTCTGAAGAAGAGGAAGAGATGACTGCTGAAGTACCTGCAATGGAAGAAGAGGATGAAATGTCCGCTGACGCTGAAATGGGTGCTGAAGAAGATATGACTGAAGAAGAGGATGAAATGTATTCTGAAGAAGACCAAATGGGTGCTGAAGAAGAGATGGATATGGCTGCTGACTCTGATGAAGAAGGTGAAGAATACGAACTTACCGGTGATGAAGAAGAAGACACCGAAGAGGACGACCTTGACCTTGAAGCAGTAATCAGAGAATTAGAAGACGCAATGGCTTCCGATGAAGAAGAAATGGCATTTGAAGAAGATGAAATGGAAGATGAAATGACATCTGAAGAAGATGAAATGGAAGATGAAATGACATCTGAAGAAGATGAAGAAGAACTTGACATCAACGAAATCATCCGTACCTTGAAAGAAATGGAAGGTAATGGCGAAGAAGAGATGACCGAGGAAGAAGAAGACGCTACTGAAGGTTACAAAGAAGAATTGGAAGAAGCTTATAAGACTATTCAGTCTATGAGAAAAACCATCAACGAAGTAAACTTACTTAACGCAAAACTTCTTTACACGAACAAGTTGTTCAGAACTTTTGATTTGAACGAGTCTCAAAAAGTTAAAGTAATTGAAAACTTTGATAGAGCTTCAAACTTGAGAGAAGTAAAATTAGTATTTGCTACATTAGGTGAAAACTTAAATGTCGCTAGAAAAAAGAAAACAGTTGTTAAAGAATCACTCGCTTCTAAACCAATGAAGTCAACTGCAGCTCCTAAAAAGATTTTATCTGAAGGTGACGCAGTAGCTGAAAGATTTAAGAAGTTAGCTGGTTTGATTAAATAATAAAAAACCAAAAAAGAAAAAAGGATTAAAATGAAAGTAAATAACATTTTAGCTGAATCTGCTGGTTTCAACAAGAGAATGTCTGAAGAGACTAAAGGTATCGTATCTAAATGGGCTAAAACTGGTCTTTTAGAAGGTTTATCTTCAGATTTTGAAAAGTCAGGAATGGCTACTCTACTTGAAAACCAAGCAAAGCAATTAGTATCTGAAGCATCTGCTACAGGTACATCGGCAAACTCTGAAGAGTGGAGCGGTGTCGCTTTACCTTTGGTACGCCGTATCTTCTCTGAAATCGCAGCGAAAGAATTCGTTTCGGTTCAACCTATGAACTTACCTTCGGGTCTTGTATTCTACTTGGACTTCAAGTATGGTACAGGTCAACCAGGTTTCACTACTGGTTCTGGTAAAAACTCACAAGCTGATTCAGTATTCGGTATCACCGAAACTGGTTCAAATGCTACTGGTGGTCTTTACGGAGACGGTCGTTTCGGTTACACTATCAATGAAACTCAATCTGCTGCGTTAGGTTATGGTTCACTTGGTGCTAGTAACGTAGCTACTAGCTCATTAAGCGAATCAGACTACAACTTTGACACCGCGTGGTCAGCATCAGTTTACGTTAACTACCCAGGTATTTCTGGTGGTGTATCTATCCACACTTTGAGCGTATCTGCGTCTTCAATCAGCGGATTTGATTCAAATGGTGTTAAGGCGTTCCAACCAGTTGGTGATGCTGTAACTGCTTACTACCCACAATTCACTACTTACAACTCTACAACTGAAGTTGTCAAGTTTGTTGTATTGGGTGATGTTGACAATGGTGACACTGTTGTTATCAAGTACCAAAAGCAACCAACTGATATCACTCGTGGTGACTTTGAACAATCAACTTCAGGTTTCGCTGCAAACCCAGAAACCGATTTAGGTATTCCTGAATTGAACGTAGAGCTTCGTTCTATTCCAATCGTTGCTAAGACTCGTAAGTTGAAGGCACAATGGACTCCAGAATTCGCTCAAGACTTGAACGCATACCACTCAATTGACGCTGAAGCTGAATTAACCTCAATGTTGTCAGAGTACATCTCACAAGAAATTGACCTTGAAATCTTGGATATGTTACAACAAAACGCATTGACTACTGGTCACTGGTCGGCTAAAGTTGGTTACGAGTGGAATGGTTCATCATTCGCTCAATCTGCGGCTAACTACACTGCATACATCCAAGGTACTTGGTTTGCTACATTAGGTACTGTTCTTCAGAGAGTATCTAACCAAATCCACGCTAAGACTATGAGAGGTGGAGCAAACTTCTTGGTAGTATCTCCTGATGTTGCAACTATCCTTGAGTCTATTCCAGGATACACCGCAAATGGTACAGGTGAAGCAATGCAGTTCGCAATGGGCGTATCTCAAGTAGGTTCATTCGCTAACCGCTACACTGTTTACAAGAACCCATACATGCAATCAAATATGATTCTTATGGGCTTCAAAGGTGCTCAATTCCTTGAGACTGGTGCTGTTTACGCTCCATACATCCCATTGATTATGACTCCTCTTGTGTACGACCCGAAAAACTTCCAACCTCGTAAGGGTGTAATGACTCGTTACGCGAAGGAAATGATTCGTGGTGAGTTCTACGGTAAAGTATTCGTTCACGGTCTTGAGACTGTTGGACAATAATAATCGTTAGAACAACGAGTAATCTAAAGGGGGTCTTCGGACCCCCTTTTTTTATTATACCCAAGATACTTATACTAAAGGTTTTATAATAATAATTTATCTATAAAGGGTTTATGGAGAATACGGAAAAACGAGTTCCAAAAGGTGATATTAAATTTTCAATTAATTTATCCGATGAACAAAAACACGCAAAATCACAAATCCTTGAACATCCATTTAATTTTATTTTAGGAAAAGCTGGTAGTGGTAAAACCCTACTCGCAGTTCAGATTGCATTGGATTTGTATTTCAAAAGAGAAATCAACAAAATTGTTATCACGAGACCTACTGTATCTAATGAGGACAATGGATTTTTACCTGGTTCTTTGGAAGAAAAAATGGAACCTTGGTTAGTACCAATCCGTTCTAATATGAAAAAGGTATACGATAAGTGGATTGTCCTTGAAAAAATGGAAAAAGAAGAAAACATTGAATTGGTTTCTTTAACACATTTTCGTGGTAGAACTTTTGATAATTGTGTATGTATAGTAGATGAGTTTCAAAACTTAACTAAAACACAATTAGCAATGGTATTGGGTAGATTGGGTAAGGGGTCTCGTATGATTCTTACAGGTGACGCTCAACAAATTGATTTAAAGTTTTCAAACGATTCAGCAGTACACGATGTTGCTAAATTAAAAGAATCAAGATTTGTATACACGGTTAATTTAAAAGATAATCACCGACACGAAGCTCTTGATGAAGTTTTAAGACTATTATATTCTTTCTAATAAGTTATGTTTAATCTCTAACTATTTATTGATTAGAGATACTATTTTATTAAGAGTTGGAGAACTTGTATGGCCGATTACACAGGGTCTTTTAGTGGTTCATTTGAAGGCACATTTCTTGGTGGTGTAATATCATCATCGGCGCAATTGTCTGTTGATTGGAATGGTAGTGTTATTACTAACAAACCAACCACAATTTCCCCATTCCAAGCAAATTCTATTATTTCAAATAATAGATTTAGAGAAACTACGTTTCCACCAATTTCATCATCAATATCATCACGACTTACAGCCGTTGAGGTTAGTGTAGGTGCATTTGTTTCCGGTAGTGTTTCTCCGGGAACTATTAGTTCATCTGCTCAAATTTCAGAGTTAGGGTACTTAACCTCTGCATCTGCTGCGGCTGCTGGATTTGGTACAGGTGGTGGTGAAACTTACACAGCCGGTCTTGGAATTACAATTTCAAGTAATGTAATAACTTTAGACACAAGTTCTACACATTTTATTCAAGGTGTATCTGCATCTGCTGCTGCAAGTGGTTTTGGTGGTGGTGGGGGTTCAAACGCAGCTCCAATCATCAACGACCAAACAATGTCAGCAGTTCCCGAAAGTTCATCCGCTGGTTATTCAGTTGGATTGATTACCGCTACGGATACTGAAGGTAATACTATTACATTTGGTGCATTTACAATTTCTAATGTTTATTTAAGTTCAAATCCATCGGTAAACTTAACTTCATCATTGGGTGGAACTTCTTTATACGACCCTACTGTAAACCCATTCCAAGTAAATAGTTCGGGACTTATTACTCGTAAAAATAGTGTTTTCTTAAATTCAGATGTAGCTGATAACTATGTTTATTTAGCTACCGTTACCGACGCATTTGCAACTACTACTGGTTCCGGATTTGTATACATTCCAATTTCAGCTCATAGTGCTACTACTATTGGTGGTAATAATTCAACTTATTATGTTACTGAATCTGCTGTTGCTGGAAACAATCTGACTACAAACTCTAATGGTAGAACCGTGAGTGATGTTACATTTACATCAACTGGCGTATCTCAAATGTGGGAAGTTAATTCAGTTCCAAGTGGATTTATTAGATTTACAAACGGAACCACAATATATACTGGCTCTACATCACTCGCACTTGAAGTTGATTCAAATATCAGCGGTTCAGCTAAATCCGGAAGTAACACAATTGCAATTCAAATTACTGCGTCTCAAACTGATTTTGAAACAACAAAACAATATAGAGACCATACTTTATACATCGTTAACAACGCAGGACCAACGGGTTCTTTCTCCGATACTTCAGCTAACTTAAACACAAATGGCGCTAGACCCGGAAATACCCTATCAACCCTAACTTGGACTGATGTAGAAAGTGATACATTAGACCACGGAACATTTAATTTCCAAGTTGCTAATGGTGCTAGTATAACTGCAAATAGAAGTGGTAATAACTACTTAATAACCGCAAGTGCTAATTTAACAGCAGCTACATATTCCTTTACTGCAAGTATCAAGGATGTTCACGGATTTGCTACCGGAACTAAAGCACACTCGTTTGTAATTGCTCAAGCACCTCTTGGTACTTTAACAACAAATGGCACATTCTATGTTATAGAAACTGCTGTGAGTGGTAATTTGATTTACACAAGTACAAATGGTAGAAGTGGTACTCAAGGTGATTTAGGAGTGACATATTCACCGCCATACAATTCCGCTGTGGTAGCATCATTCACATCATCAGACGCAAGAGTTAACATAAACGCTGTTGGAAATTTAAGTGTTACTGGCATAGGTATTAGTGGTTCTGCCGGTGGTTCGTTTCCAGGAACTATAACACCAACGGTTACTTGGAGAGACCAATATAATAATGTGGGTAGTAGTTCTATTACAATTAACATTGCAGTTAACAATGCTCCAACTGTAAGTTTGAATAATCCAGATACGGACAATCAAAACACAAACTTAGCAACCACAGGAACACGACTAACAAGATTAACTTGGACAGACGCTGAAAGTGACGCATTAAGTGTTCAGACATTTACACTAACGGGAGCTGGGGCTGCTTCACTATCAAGTTCATATGATGGTTCTAATATATTTGGTATCTATGCAGCTAGTAATTTAGCGGCAGGGACCTATGGGTACACCGCAAGTATCAAAGACACACACCAAATCCGAACAGGTTCATATTTAAATACTATTACTATTTCTCAAGCAAGTAGTGGTTCTTTGTTAAATCCAAGCACTTACTATGTAGTAGAATCTGCTGTGAGTGGTAACTTTATAACAAGAGATGTAGATGGTAGTGGTTCTGCTGCTAGTGCAAGCGTATCATATCCAGCTGGGATTGGAAACCCAACGGCTACTAACTTCTCAGCATCAGATGCGTATGGTGTAATTACAATTCATCCAACTACGGCTGTATTGAGTATAAATCAAAATTTTAGCGGTTCAGTATCATTACCAACCGAAGGTAATTCGTTTACAGCTAGAATATTTTGGAATGATATATATCAAAGTGGTAGTGGTGATATTAATATTAGTGTAACTAATAACTTAAACCCAACCGCAAGTTTTGCAAATGCAAATTTAACTGCGCCCGTTACAACTAATACAACACTTGTAACAGTTACTTTGACTGACCCTGAAGTTGCTACCCCATTTTCAATGTCGTTAAGTGGACTATCTGCAATTTCTATGTCAGCAGTTCCTCAAAACGCAGCAAGTTCTTCATATTTGTTAAAAAATAGTGTAGACATAAACGATGGTGTTACTTTGTCTTACACCGCAAGTGTATTTGACGCTTATAATAACCAAGTTAATTTTAATAGACAATTAATTATTGCAGAACCCGTGGCGGGTTCACCCGTTGTTTATATTTATCATCACACCGCTGGGTCATCTATTACTACTGAAGCTCAGATGATTTCCGCTCTTGGTGATCCTGACGCAGATGGTATTGCTTTAACAAGTGGTTCTATTTTAGCATATTTAGTAACCGGAACCATAGGTGTTTCTTCATACACAACTCCAGCTGGACTTGGTAGTAGAGTTTTAACATTGGTTACAAGTCAAAGTATGGATTCGTTAAGGGCTATAAGCGGTTCTTATGTAAATACTTCTGGTGTTAGTGGTGGTGGTGCTTTATTGGTAATTTTCCCATCATCATCATTATTAGCAGATAAACCCACAACTATGTATGATGGAGTTCCGCCAGATGGAACGCCGACAAATGGTGAGTATTATGTTTATGGAAAAGATGCTGCTATACCAGGAACAATTGGGTCTGGAGTATACTATTTTACAACCGATGTAGCTGTAAATGGTACGGACCGATGGGGTTTTGTATTTGGTGAAGGTAGAAACACTAACAATTCACGATATTTCTTAATGCCTGACTCAGCGTCGGCACCATAATTTTTGGAGTAAAAAATGCCAACAACTGCAGGTGATATATATGTAAGAAGTGGTACCCAGGGCGCATTTACCGAGGTAAAATACGTTCAGGGCGGATGGCTTACTGTTGATTCTTCATCTACTATGGTGAATATAGATGTATCAAGACTACAACAAGGCCAATTGGTATTTGTTGAATCTCAAAATAAATTTTATAAAGCTACTGTTATATTAGCGGATTATATAACTATTTTTGACGACTCCGCTTCTTTTTCAGAGTATAGATTTTTAACATCAAGTATTTCTAATTTTGACAGCGAAGTATCACGTTCAGCTGCTATTGCGGGGTTTGGAAGTGGTGGTGGAAGTGTACCTGCTGGGACTGTATCATCATCTGCTCAAACGATTGCAAATTTAAATGGAACCAACATTTTATCGGGTTCTATTCTTACATCAAGTGTAACTAATTTTGATACTGAAGTTTCTCGTTCAGCCGCAGCAAATGGATTTGGAGCATCAACTCTTCCAAGTGGTGTTGTATCATCATCTGCTCAAGTAAGTTATGTGTTGATTTCAAACGTGCCATCGGGTATTGTTTCAAGTTCAACCCAAACTATTGCAAACTTAAATGGTAGTGGTATTCTTTCAGGTTCTTCAAGTGTGCCTGCTGGAACGATTAGTGGTTCTCAACAAATTACTGATTTAGGTTTTATCAACCAAAGTCAAACATCTTCAATGTCGGTTGCAACTGCTTCATATGTAAGTCCTACATTTATTTCAGCATCTGCTGCCGCAAGTGGCTTTGGGTCTTCAACCCTTCCAAGTGGTGTGGTTTCTTCATCCGCTCAGGTTGTTGCAGCTCTACCTGTTGGAACAATAAGTTCATCGGCTCAGATTTTACCAATCTTAACCTCAAGTGTAACCAATTTTGATACTGAAGTATCACGCTCAGCAGCAACGGCTGGATTTGGAAGTTCTACTCTTCCAAGTGGTGTTGTATCATCATCCGCTCAAGTTATTAGTAACTTAAATGGCAGTGGTATTCTTTCAGGTTCCATTCCAACTTCAAGCGTAACCAATTTTGATACCGAAGTTTCTCGTTCTGCTGCTGCAAGTGGCTTTGGAAGTGGTGGTGGAGCTTCTGTTCCGGCCGGTACTATTTCATCATCTGCTCAAGTAATTGCATCTTTGCCGGCTGGAACTGTATCATCATCAGCTCAAATCCTACCAATACTTACTTCAAGTGTAACTAATTTTGATACTGAAGTTTCAAGGTCTGCTGCAGCTGCAGGATTTGGAAGTGGTGGTGGTTCAACTGATATTTCAGCACTAAACACATTTACATCTTCTATTCAAAGTGAAGTAAACGCTTTAAAAGCTGCTACAAGTTCTTATGTAACATCTGCTCAAACAAGTTCGTTTGTTACAAATTCTCAAACATCATCGTTTGCTATCAAAGCAGAAATTAGTGGTGCTTTTACACAAGACTCAAGTTCTATTTCAACTCGTTTAACATCACTTGAAGGAACGAGCGGTGGTGATGTAACTGCTTTAAATTTGTTTACTTCATCAATTCAAACGCAGGTTAATAACTTAACCGCTGAAACGAGTTCATATCTAACATCAGCTGATACATCATCATTCATCACAATTAGTCAGACATCTTCAATGTCGGTGGCTACTGCTTCGTATGTAAGTCCTACATTTATTTCAGCATCAGCTGCTGCAAGTGGATTTGGCTCCACAACTCTTCCAAGTGGTGTGGTTTCTTCATCTACTCAAATAGTAGCAGCCCTACCTGCTGGAACTGTATCATCATCCGCACAAACGGTTGCAAATTTGGTTGGTCAAAATGTTGTAGTAAATTCTATTACTGCTCAACAATATGTGGTATCATCATCGGTATCATTCATTACCACTTCATTCTCAAGTGGTTCAACCGCATTTGGTGATAGTTTATCTGATACACACACATTTACAGGTTCAGTATCAATCACAGGGTCATTAAATATTGGTGGTCCATTTACTGTAAACAATGAAAACTTAAATGTATCAAGTGGTTCTATTATCTTAACAAATAGTAGTAGTATTGTTGTACTTGATAGTGGTATTATTAGTGGTACTTTTGTTGGTAATTTAAATTACAACTACATCACTAACTTACCTAATTTGATTTCATCATCAGCTCAAATTGCTGCTCTTGGGGCAGGTTTATTATCAAGTTCGGCTCAAATTGCGAGTGATATTAGTGGAGCATTTACTTCACTATCATCTTCGTTTGCAAGTAGAATTACCGCTCTTGAAGGGGCTGGTGGTGGTAGTGGAATTTTCACACTAACTGGTTCATTCTACTCAACAACAAACAATGTTAAAATTACAGGTTCACTATCAGTTGGTAGTGGTTCATTTAAATCATTTGAAGTTGACTCAAATGGATTTGTGGTGTTAGGTGATATGACTAAAGACTTGAATATCGCTCCGATTGGAACAATTGCTTACTCCGGAAGTAACTTTTACCTAATATCTTAATATTTATTCTTGATATCAAAAAAGTTTCGTTAATGCATTAACAAAAATGGAGAACTAAAAATGCCAAATATTCAAAAAATTGTAGTTAGTGGAAGTAGTATTTCACAACTATTCAACGATGCAGGATACCTTGCATCTGCTGGTAATGGAATCGTATCATCATCAGCTCAAGTATTAGCTAATTTAAATGCGTCGGGTATTGTATCATCATCTGCCCAAATTGACGATTTATTTAATATTGACGGTCTGATTTCATCATCAGCTCAAATCGCTGCTCTTGGTGCTGGAATTGTATCATCATCCACTCAATTAGAGGGTGCATTTGATACTCGTTATTTAAACACAACGGGTGATAGTGTTGTATCATCATCCGCTCAAATCAATGTAACAAACGCTATTGTAGACGCTGCTGCTGGTATTGTTTACACTAAATTAAACTTTGATGGTTCGGGATTCCTATCATCATCTGGTCAGCTTGGCGTAAACGATACTCAAATTTCATTATCAGGTTCTAATGGTGTAAGTATTAATGGTGGAACTGATGGTTCATTTACACTTAACCAATCTACTACGGCATCATTTAATATCGCTATTCCAAGTGGTGTAGTATCTGCTTCAGCATTCTCATCACCATCACAAGGTACGGTTCGTGCTACAATCAATGGTGTTCAAACCGATGTGGATACCGGTCTTCAAACAGGCGACTCACCACAATTCACAAACTTAACCTTAACTGGTGATTTATTTGTAGGTGGTGATACAGTCACAATAAACACGGCAAACTTAAACATTGAAGATAAGTTTATCTTATTAAACTCCGGTTCAGGTGGTTCTTCTGCTGAAGGTGGTATTATTGTTGAGTCATCTGGTTCAGTTGGAACGGGTAACGCATTCTACTATGACGCATCAGATGCTCGTTGGGCGTTAAAAGCTGGATTAAGTGCTACAAACACCGGCGCTGTAACCGCTGAAGCGTTTATGAGTGTTGCTGTTGTTGATACTTTTGCTAACGCAACTGGTAGTGCTTACTACAAAACAGGTAACATTATTATTGATGGTCAAGACATTTACATTGTAACTGTATAATATTGATATCAAAAAAGTTTTGATTTATGGCAAAAAACGATTCTCCAAAAGAAGTGGAACTCAAGCTCTCAACACGAGAGCTTGAGGCCCTTCTAATCGGATTGGGTGAGGTTCCCTTTAAAGGTAAAGACATTGAGTTTGTCTACCGACTCGCAGTCAAACTTCAAGAAGGAATCCTAAAGTCAAAATCCTAAAAAGAAACCCTCCCAAGTGGAGGGTTTTTTATTTGATATCTATCTATTTATTTAAGATTATAATCATAAAAATCTTGGTTGTTGGCCCGAAAGGGAAGTGGGCACGAAAGTGTTACCAACCACAATAAAGGATGGGGATATGCCAAACTGGAAAAAAGTCGTAGTTAGTGGGAGTAATGTCTCACAACTTTTAAATGATGGTGTTTATTTAAGAACCACGGGTGATGGGGTTATTTCATCATCAGCTCAAATTGCGGGTGAAATTAGTGGTGCGTTTACTGCAACATCCGCTTCTTTAAGTGGTAGAATTGATAATTTAAGTTCATCATCTACTGTGTTTGCAAGTACGGGTTCAAACACTTTCAACGGAGACCAAACTTTTAGTGGTTCTTTATTACCCGACACGACTGAAGTATTTAGTTTAGGTTCGCCTGACAAAGTATGGGAAAGTCTTTATGTAGATGGGCAATCCATTTATATGAGAGATACTGCAACAAACACATTTGTTACAATGTCGGCTAATTCAGGTGTCCTTACCTTTAACAACACAAGATTAAATGTTCCACTTGGAATTACATCATCCAATTTAATACTAACTTCGGTAGTTAATGCTGGAACAAATACAGGTAAATTTCTTGTATTAGACTCTAATGGTAATGTAGATTTTAGAACTGAAGTAGAGGTTCGCTCTGATATTGGTGCTCAAAGTTTATCTGCTGGTACATTATCTTCATCCGCACAAATCCAAGCATATGACATTTTCTTGGAAAAATTGGGTGATAATGTTATTTCATCATCAGCTCAATTAACAACCGAATTTGACACAAGATATCTAAATACAAGTGGTGATGGTGTAATATCATCATCCGCTCAAGTTGACCACGATTCAACAACTAACTTTGTAGCAAACGAACACATAGACCACACCACAGTATCTATTTCAGCTGGTAGTGGTTTAAGTGGTGGTGGAACTATTGCTAGTACACGAACTTTAGCATTAGACACTTCATCTGCTCACTTTACGGATGGTGTAAAAACAAAATTAAATACTGAAGGTGTTATTTCATCATCTGCTCAATTAACAGGTACTTTTGATACCCGTTACCTAAACACCACCGGTGATAATGTATTATCTTCATCAGCTCAAATTGCAGGTGAAATTAGTGGTGCTTTCACCGCTGCATCAGGTGGTTTCTCAACAAGAATTACTTCATTAGAAGCTGCAGGTGGAACTACATTCTCATCTTCGGTTTCTACAAGATTAACAAATGTTGAAGGTTACACTCTTGATAATGTAACTGATAATGGTTCATCAACTACCAATGGGATTACAATTGGTGGTTTGACGGTGAATGGTAATGCTACAATTACAGGTACACTTACCGCACAACAATTTAATACTGAATTTGTATCTTCATCAATTATTTTTGAGTCCGGCTCAACAAAATTTGGTGACTCCGTAGATGATATTCATTCATTCACAGGTTCAGTAAAGTTAAATACCCAAACTGCTGCTACAACGGATACTGATAAGTTCTTGGTGTTTGATACCGGTGGTGAAATTAAATATAGAACTGGTGCAGAAGTTTTAAGTGATATAAATCCTGGTGGTTTAATCTCATCATCTGCTCAACTTACAACCGAGTTTGATACTCGTTACCTAAATACAACAGGCGATGGAGTTATTTCATCATCAGCCCAATTAACATCCACTTTTGATACCCGTTACTTAAACACCACCGGTGATAATGTATTATCTTCATCAGCTCAAATTGCAAGTGAAATTAGTGGTGCTTTTACTGGCGCTGGGTTTGTTGATGTTGGTAGTGCTGCGAGTGCGTCAAGGTTAGCTGTATGGCAAGACGGAAACACTATCAGAGGGTATGAGAATATTACAATACACAATAATTCGGTAATTGAGGCTGGTTTATATTTAAGTGGCGGTTCATCCGGAATTGGTCGTAAAGTATTGCATGGTTCTGGTGGTGGTACTGGTGCTGGACAATTTTCAATATTAAATTGTGGAAACCCGGCGGATTCAATCGGAGCGCATGTTTCATACACAGTGCATGTCTACGGAAATAGAAATGCCGGCTTTAAAGCCGGAACTATTTTAGCAGTGTGGGATACTTCGGGTGGTAATATTCAATATTACGAAACCTCTACAAGCACATATGGTACATTACCAACCCACCAAGTTTATCCTTTTTTGACTGGAGGGTCTGTATATATTGTTTTAGCAAATAATAGTGGAACCTCATTGTATGTAACCGCTAACGCTGATATAATGACAACAATATAATAATTAAACAATCTGTTTGGAAAGTGAAAAACGGAAGGAACTAAATGGCAAACGAATTTATAATTAAAAATGGACTGATTATTCAAGGTGGTGGTGGACTACAAATGTCCGGCTCACTTGGAATTACTGGTTCATTAAACATATCAAGTGTAGTAAACGCAGGAACTGATACTGATAAGTTCTTGGTATTGGACTCTAATGGTAATGTAGATTTTAGAACAGGTACCGAAGTTCTTTCCGACATTGGTGCAGCCGCATCATCCGTAAAAAACTATATAGATTTTAATAATGTAGTTGATTTTAAAACAATTGCTGATGGATACGCACCAATGTGTGGTATTACGGATATCCAAACAAGTGTAAATTCACCATTTGCACATTGGATTGCACCTTCGGATGGTTATATTGAACGAATTGAAGTAATGGTGGGTGAAACTAATACGGTGACTGATACTTTTTCAATTCAACCATATAAAAATGGTTCTGTATTGGGGTCATCGGTAGGTAATACACTGGGTGCTGTGAGAACTGTAACTGAATATGTGTTTAGCGCAACATACTCATTCTCAAAAAGAGATAAAATTCAGTTTTATATGTCCAAAGGAACCAATACATCAGATTTGTATACATTCAATGTTTACTTCTTCGCTACAACCTAATTATTCTAAAGGATAAAAAAATGAGTTTGATACACGCATTACACGAAGATACTTTGTTAGAGGTTAATGGAATACTAACCCCTATCAAGGATATCCAAATTGGCGATGTAGTAAAAAGTTACAATACTGAAGCCCAAACTATCGGTGAAAGTAAGGTTGTTTCTAAACACATCGGTTTTGATAGTGAATACTACCACATAAATTTTAGTGATGGTTCACAATTAAAAACATCCATCAAATCACTTTTCTATTCACAAGATGGTGAATGGTTAACTCCTTTAGATGTATACCACTTAAAAAAATCACTCCTTAACGGATTAGAAATCACCTCACTAAAATTAGTTGATGGTGATATTTCTTTTATTAGTATTGAAGTAGAACCCGACCACAACTATTTTGTAGGTAATCTATTAGTACACAACACAGGTCCTACGGGTCCTACGGGTCCTACTGGAGCTCAAGGTCCTAAAGGTCCCACCGGCTCTACCGGTTCAACGGGCCCTACCGGCGGTACTGGTCCTCAAGGTCCTATTGGCCCTAAAGGTCCAACCGGACCCGCTTCATCACCTCAAGGTGCTCAAGGTCCAAAAGGTCCTATGGGTAACTCACCACAAGGTCCAACGGGTCCTACTGGCCCAACAGGTCCTACCGGCCCAACTGGTCCTACTGGAGCTCAAGGTCCCAAAGGACCAACGGGTCCAACTGGTCCTACTGGTCCACAAGGTCCAACAGGTCCAACGGGACCAACCGGCCCTACGGGGTCTTCACCACAAGGTCCTGCTGGTCCAAAGGGACCTACGGGTCCTACTGGCGCAACTGGCCCAACGGGTCCTACTGGTCCTACTGGCGCTAAAGGACCACAAGGTCCTACGGGTCCAACCGGTGGCACGGGTCCAAAAGGACCACAAGGTCCTACGGGTCCAACAGGTCCAACAGGTCCTACTGGCCCTACTGGTGCAAAAGGACCACAAGGTCCTACTGGCCCACAAGGTAACCAAGGGCCAGTTGGCCCATCACCTCAAGGAGCTCAAGGTCCTAATGGACCAACAGGTCCAACCGGCCCTAAAGGACCAACGGGACCAACAGGCCCCACTGGTGCAAAAGGTCCACAAGGAGGAACAGGTCCTACTGGCCCAACCGGTGGTCAAGGTGCTACTGGCGCTCAAGGTTTCCAAGGACCAACCGGTCCTACCGGACCTACTGGCGCAAAGGGTCCACAAGGACCCACTGGTCCACAAGGTAACCAAGGTCCTTCAGGTTCTTCACCCCAAGGTGCTCAAGGTCCAAAAGGACCAACCGGTCCAACTGGCGCTCAAGGTCCTGTTGGACCAACGGGTCCTACTGGACCAAAAGGACCTCAAGGTCCCACAGGTCCCACAGGCCCAACAGGAAACCAAGGTCCGATTGGACCAAAGGGTCCGCAGGGGCCAACGGGTGGAACTGGCCCTCAAGGTGGAGTAGGTCCTCAAGGTCCAAAGGGCGACCAAGGTAATTCACCACAAGGTGCACAAGGTCCGATAGGACCACAAGGAGCTAAAGGACCTGCGGGTTCTTCACCTAAAGGAGACCAAGGTCCACAAGGTGCTCAAGGTCCTAAAGGTCCCCAAGGAGCTAACCCACAAGGAGACCAAGGACCACAAGGTCCACAAGGTCCTAAAGGACCAACCGGGTCTTCACCTCAAGGAGCTCAAGGTCCTAAAGGACCACAAGGTCCACAAGGTAACCAAGGACCCGCACCTCAAGGTGACCAAGGTCCTAAAGGCCCACAAGGTCCACAAGGTAATCAAGGACCCGCACCTCAAGGTGACCAAGGTCCTAAAGGTCCACAAGGTCCACAAGGACAACAAGGACCTGCGCCACAAGGTGACCAAGGTCCTAAAGGTCCACAAGGTGCTCAAGGTCCGATGGGTAATTCACCTCAAGGACCACAAGGTGCAAAAGGACCACAAGGTGATAAAGGTAATACGGGCTCTTCGCCCAAAGGTGACCAAGGACCACAAGGCGCTCAAGGTCCTAAAGGTCCTCAAGGAGCTAACCCACAAGGTGACCAAGGACCACAAGGTCCACAAGGTCCTAAAGGTCCTACTGGCTCTTCACCGCAAGGTGCTCAAGGTCCTAAAGGTCCACAAGGTCCACAAGGTCAACAAGGACCCGCACCTCAAGGTGACCAAGGTCCTAAAGGCCCACAAGGTCCACAAGGTAATCAAGGACCCGCACCTCAAGGTGACCAAGGTCCTAAAGGACCACAAGGACCACAAGGACAACAAGGTCCAGCGCCTCAAGGTGACCAAGGTCCTAAAGGTCCACAAGGGCCAAAGGGTGACCAAGGTAATTCACCTCAAGGTGCTCAAGGTCCAACAGGTGCTCAAGGTGATAAAGGTAATACAGGGTCTTCACCTAAAGGAGACCAAGGTCCACAAGGTGCTCAAGGTCCTAAAGGCCCTCAAGGAGCTAACCCACAAGGTGACCAAGGTCCACAAGGCCCACAAGGTCCTAAAGGTCCTACTGGGTCTTCACCACAAGGCGCTCAAGGTCCTAAAGGTCCTCAAGGTGATAAAGGTCCAACTGGGTCTTCACCGCAAGGTGCTCAAGGTCCTAAAGGACCACAAGGTCCACAAGGTAACCAAGGTCCTGCTCCTCAAGGTGACCAAGGTCCTAAAGGTCCTCAAGGCGCTCAAGGTAATCAAGGACCGCAAGGTCCAATTGGACCTCAAGGTCCTAAAGGCCCTCAAGGTCCTAAAGGTCCTCAAGGAGACAAGGGTCCTCAAGGAGCTGCTCCTCAAGGTGACCAAGGTCCACAGGGACCAAAGGGTGACCAAGGTAATTCACCTCAAGGCGCTCAAGGTCCTAAAGGTCCTCAAGGAGACAAAGGACCACAGGGTGCGGCACCTCAAGGTGCTCAAGGTCCTAAAGGTCCACAGGGGGATAAAGGACCACAAGGTTCAATAGGTAACCAAGGAGACCAAGGTCCACAAGGTCCGCAAGGACCAAAGGGTGATGCTGGAACCTCACCACAAGGTGCTCAAGGTCCTAAAGGTCCTCAAGGAGACAAAGGTCCTCAAGGAGCTTCACCACAAGGAGCTCAAGGTCCACAAGGTGTTAAAGGACCACAAGGTCCTAAAGGAACTTCACCTCAAGGTGACCAAGGTCCACAAGGTGCTCAAGGTCCTAAAGGTCCTCAAGGTGATTCACCACAAGGAGACCAAGGACCACAAGGTCCTAAAGGAGACCAAGGTAATTCACCTCAAGGTGCTCAAGGTCCTATTGGGGCTCAAGGTCCTAAAGGTCCTCAAGGAGACAAAGGTCCTCAAGGTGCAAAAGGTCCTCAAGGAGACAAAGGTCCTCAAGGAGACAAGGGTCCTCAAGGAGCTAATCCACAAGGTGACCAAGGTCCACAAGGTGAAAAAGGACCACAGGGGGATAAGGGAACCTCACCACAAGGTGCTCAAGGTCCTAAAGGTCCTCAAGGAGACAAAGGTCCTCAAGGAGCTTCACCACAAGGAGCGCAAGGCCCACAAGGTGTTAAAGGACCACAAGGTCCTAAAGGAACTTCACCTCAAGGTGACCAAGGTCCACAAGGTGCTCAAGGTCCTAAAGGTCCTCAAGGTGATTCACCACAAGGAGACCAAGGACCACAAGGTCCTAAAGGAGACCAAGGTAATTCACCTCAAGGTGCTCAAGGTCCTATTGGGGCTCAAGGTCCTAAAGGTCCTCAAGGAGACAAAGGTCCTCAAGGTGCAAAAGGTCCTCAAGGAGACAAAGGTCCTCAAGGAGACAAGGGTCCTCAAGGAGCTAATCCACAAGGTGACCAAGGTCCTCAAGGACCACAAGGTGCTCAAGGTCCTAAAGGAACGTCACCACAAGGTCCACAAGGAGCTAAAGGTCCTCAAGGTCCTAAAGGAACTTCACCTCAAGGTGCTCAAGGACCACAAGGTCCTCAAGGAGACAAAGGTCCTCAAGGAGACAAAGGTCAAAAGGGAGAGGCTGCTCTTGGAACTTTAATTAGTGGTGTATCACCAGGATTAACTTGGAACGGGTCTCGTGGATTTTTAAGTTTCAATAATGGTGGTGCTACATATGTAATTCATATGTATGTAAGTGGTTCATTCTAATCCAAAAATAAAGAAGTTCTCTTATGAGTGTTAAAAACGGACAATTAGTCAGATTATATGATGGAAGTGAAACCGCTATTGAAAATCTCATTAGTGGTTCTTCCATTGTAGCTGGTGTTGCTTTACCTGGACTTGGATTGGGTGAAACTGATTATAAAACTTGGTCTTCTACTGATATATCATCCACGACATTACAACCCGCAAATGTTGTAACAAGAAATACTTTCATCAATTCAGCTATTGAAAAAATTGAATTTAACGATGGTAATCTTGTCGTATCACCAATGCAAGAAATCCTTGTAAAAGGTGGTGATAATGTATATCTTTTTAAAAGAGCAAAAGATGTAGTCTTAAATTCAGACCATTTAGTAAAATGGAATGGTTCTTCACTTGTAGATGAACTAATTACTGAAGCTTATACCATAGACCCGGAAGACGCTTCAAACCTAAACATTGAAGACCTTGATGTTTACCTTGTAAATGGGTATGTAGTTCACAACGCAGGGACTTCTTATTTTACATCAGATTGTTTAACTTCAGATAATCTTGGTTGTGGTAACTGGCCTAATTTTGATCCTGGCTCATACTCCAACACTTGTTATTATGTATCGGGTGCTCCTGGAACTGATTGTGCTTATACTTGTGCCACTTGTGAAGAGATTGAATTTGATGCAAACTCCGATGGTGAACCTTGTGGTTCTAATAATGAGTGTGACGCAGATACATCACAAGGTCCAACAGGTCCAACAGGTCCTCAAGGTGCAGTCGGTCCTAAAGGTGATAATGGGCCAACTGGTGGAACGGGCCCGACCGGTCCTCAAGGTGCTGTGGGTCCAATCGGCCCTACGGGTGATACTCCTGACGCACTAACGGGTCCTCAAGGTCCCGTAGGTCCAAAAGGACCATCGGGTAATTTGGGACCACAAGGTCCCACGGGACCAACAGGTCCAACGGGTGGACAAGGTGGGCAAGGTTCTCAAGGTGCTGTGGGGCCTGTGGGAGATTCTCCAACCGGAGGACAAGGTAACCAAGGACCTGTTGGTCCTACTGGCCCAACGGGGCCCGCAGGAGCATTAGGTCCGGTAGGACCTATCGGACCAACCGGCGACCAAGGACCCACCGGACCAACCGGCCCAACGGGCGCTTCACCCACTGGCCCAGGTGGTGACCAAGGTCCAACGGGCGGAACGGGTCCAACCGGTCCTGGTGGAGACCAAGGTCCAACAGGCCCAACAGGTGCAACGGGTGCTTCACCCACTGGTGGTGGTGGTGACCAAGGTCCTGTGGGACCTCAAGGGCCAAAAGGACCTTCGGGTAATTTAGGAGCTCAAGGACCTGTTGGCCCAACCGGCCCAACTGGTCCTGTTGGACCTACTGGCGATACAGGTGCCTCACCAACCGGTCCAGGCGGTGACCAAGGACCCACCGGCCCTACGGGTCCTACGGGCCCCACTGGCGATAGAGGTCCACAAGGTCCTATGGGACCAACGGGTGCTTCCCCAACAGGTGGTGGTGGAGACCAAGGACCAACAGGCGCTCAAGGACCTGTTGGTGGAACTCCAGGTCCTGGTGCAGCGGGTCCAATAGGACCAGGTGGCGACCAAGGTTCACAAGGTCCTCAAGGTCCAATTGGGGCTTCCCCAACAGGTGGTGGTGGAGACCAAGGACCTCAAGGAGGTCAAGGTTCGCAAGGACCTACTGGAGATATTGGTGTTGGTGGCGACCAAGGTCCAACTGGCGGACAAGGTAATCAAGGTCCACAAGGATTACAAGGTCCAAAAGGACCTTCGGGTAATTTAGGTCCTCAAGGACCAATAGGACCTACCGGAGCTGGTGGACCTGCTGGGGATAATGCTCCTAAAGGCGCTCAAGGAGACCAAGGAAATACAGGTCCTATTGGACCCACCGGTGATGCTGGCCCCAAAGGAGCTCAAGGTGCTCAAGGAAATCAAGGAAATCAAGGTCCAACTGGTGATGCTGCTTTAACAGGTCCTCAAGGACCAATTGGAGGTGGGGGTGACCAAGGTCCTCAAGGACCTGCAGGAGCAAAAGGTGCTCAAGGTCCAGTTGGTGGTCAAGGAGACCAAGGCCCTCAAGGACCCGCTGGTCCTAAAGGTGCTCAAGGACCAATTGGAGGTGGAGGTAACCAAGGTCCTCAAGGACCTGCTGGCGGTAAGGGTGCTCAAGGTCCAATTGGCGGTCAAGGAGACCAAGGTCCTATGGGACCTTCGGGTAATTTAGGCGCTCAAGGACCAATGGGTCCTAAAGGTGACCAAGGTCCAACTGGTGATGCAGCCCCAAAAGGTGCTCAAGGAGACCAAGGAAATACAGGTCCTATTGGACCCACCGGTGATGCTGGCCCCAAAGGAGCTCAAGGTGCTCAAGGAAATCAAGGTAACCAAGGTCCAACAGGTGATGCTGCTTTAACAGGTCCTCAAGGACCTGTGGGTGTGAAGGGTGACCAAGGTCCTCAAGGACCTGCTGGAGGTAAAGGCTCTCAAGGTCCTATTGGTGGACAAGGAGACCAAGGTCCTCAAGGGCCTGCTGGGGCTAAAGGTGCCCAAGGTCCAACAGGCGCTGGTGGTGACCAAGGTCCTCAAGGACCTGCTGGTGGTAAAGGTGCTCAAGGTCCTATTGGTGGGCAAGGCGACCAAGGTCCTAAAGGACCATCGGGTAATTTAGGCCCCCAAGGTCCAACGGGTGTAAAAGGTAATCAAGGTCCAACCGGCGATGCTGCTGCTAAAGGTGCTCAAGGGGACCAAGGAAATACAGGTCCTATTGGTCCAACTGGCGATGCTGGTCCTAAAGGTGCTCAAGGTGCTCAAGGTAACCAAGGTAACCAAGGACCAACCGGCGATGCTGCATTAACAGGCGCTCAAGGTCCTATGGGACCTAAAGGTGACCAGGGTCCAGTGGGTACACCCGCCGAAACCGGGGCTCAAGGTCCTGTTGGCGTAAAAGGTGACCAAGGTCCTCAAGGGCCTGCTGGGGCTAAAGGTGCTCAAGGACCTGTTGGTGGACAAGGTGACCAAGGTCCTCAAGGACCACAAAGTGTAGCTACCGAAGGTGGTGATGGATATACTGGTGGACCACAAGGTGCTGTTGGTCCAACGGGTGACCAAGGACCTAAAGGTGATGTGGGTCAAAAAGGTGATGATGGTCCTAAAGGGGCTCAAGGTCCTCAAGGATTACAAGGTCCTAAAGGTCCTTCGGGAAATTTAGGAGCTCAAGGTCCTGTTGGTGTAAAGGGTGATACTGGTCAAAAAGGTGATGATGGTCCTAAAGGAGACCAAGGACCAACTGGTGTTAAGGGAGACCAAGGACCTGCAGGAGAACAAGGACCTAAAGGACCTCAAGGAGCTCAAGGTAATCAGGGTAGACAAGGACCAACCGGAGATGCTGCTCTAACAGGCGCTGCTGGTCCAATTGGACCCAAAGGTGACCAAGGTCAAAAAGGTGATGATGGTCCTAAAGGCGCTCAAGGTCCTCAAGGTAGAGTAGGCCCGCAAGGAGACCAAGGTGATGCTTTTGACGCTTTAACACCACAAGGACCTCAAGGAAATATAGGACCTGTTGGAGTTAAAGGTGATGCTGGTCCTAAAGGCGCTCAAGGTCCTCAAGGACTTCAAGGTCAAAAAGGACCATCTGGAAACACGGGCGCTCAAGGACCTCAAGGACCACAAAGTGATAAGGGTTCTACGATTGGACCTAAAGGGGACCAAGGATTTTCAGGCGATTATGAAGACACTGCGCCTAAAGGTGACCAAGGTCAAAAGGGTGACCAGGGTCAAAAGGGGGCTGATGGTCCAAAGGGTGCTCAAGGGGCTCAAGGATTTCAAGGTCCCAAAGGTGACCAAGGACCCACCAATTTAACAGGCCCACAAGGTGCTGTTGGTGTAAAAGGTGATGTTGGTGTAAAAGGTGATGATGGTCCTAAAGGCGCTCAAGGTCCTCAAGGTAGAGTAGGTCCGCAAGGTGACCAAGGTGATGCTTTTGACGCTTTAACCCCACAAGGACCTCAAGGAAATGTAGGACCTGTTGGAGTTAAAGGTGATGCTGGTCCCAAAGGAGCTCAAGGTCCTCAAGGATTACAAGGTCCAAAAGGACCGTCTGGAAACGCCGGTGCTCAAGGACCTCAAGGACCACAAAGTGATAAGGGTTCTACCATCGGTCCTAAAGGAGACCAAGGATTTTCAGGCGATTATGAAGACACTGCACCCAAAGGCGATGTTGGACCTCAAGGTGACCAAGGTCAAAAGGGGGCTGATGGTCCTAAAGGAGCTCAAGGTGCCGCGGGAAATCAAGGACCACAAGGTGGCCAAGGAACATCCGCATTATCGGGCGCTGAAGGTGCTGTTGGACCACAAGGTGAACAAGGACCAACGGGAGATTCTCCAACTGCTGAACAAAATGGACCACAAGGAGCACAAGGTATAGCTCCGGGTCCTAAAGGTGATTTTGGTCAAAAAGGTGAAAAGGGAAGTCAACTTGAAGGTGGTTACTTTGAGTGGAGTGATACTGATAATAAACTATACTTTAAAGAGTATGGTTGGACTGCCGGTGATAGATTATTTGTTGTAGAATTATACAGGTCAGGTTCATTTTAATACATTCAATTCCATATTTATAATAAAGTTTAAAAAATAAGTTTTGTTATGGAAAAGAAATTTATATTCAATCAAGACCCATCACGATTTTCAGCTGACCATACCAATTATTATTGGTTTCAAAATGGATTTACTGCTGAAGAATTGGCTACGATTGAACAAATGACTTCCAATTTACCATTTGAAGCCGCGGGCGTTGGTGAGTTGGATAAATCACGAGTAGAAAGCGAATATCGTAAATCATCAATTAAATGGTGTCCTCAAAACGAAGAGTGGGAATGGGTTTACGATAAGCTTGGAACTATGATTTCTGAAGCAAACAACAATATGTGGAAATTTGATTTGACTCATATGAGAGAACAAATCCAATATACTGAATACTACGAAGGTGGTGGTCAGTATGACTGGCATATGGATTGTGGTATTGGTATTCAAGCCCAACGCAAAGTTTCGGTTACTGTTCAATTATCACAACCTGATGAATACGAGGGTGGTGATTTACAATTTATGTTAGGTGCTGGTCAGATTTGGGCTCCACGAGTTCAAGGGGCTGCTGTTATTTTCCCATCATTTTTCTTACACCGAGTTACGCCTGTAACCAAGGGGACTCGTAAGTCATTTGTTCTTTGGGTTGGTGGAGAACCATATAGATAATCTATGAGAAAAACTAAATTACCATCTGCATTAGTTTATGGGTGGGATAAGTTTGGTGAATTCTCCATCCCATCTACACTATCAGAACACGAAGGACTTGTAGAAGATGTAGTGATTTTCTCTTGCGAAGACCATTTTAATTTTTATGTTGATTTTTCAAAATATCAGCCAGATGTAATTATTACATTTGGTGATAAAAATCAATATGAATCTATTTTAGAAGCTTCTGATGAAAACCTTGTAAATACAAAGTGGACTCACATTGATGAAATTTTAAGTGATGAGGAGCTTGCAAATAAAGTAGATGAATTGTCTACCTATTGGAGTTGTGGTTCAAATCAAAATGTTTTTGGTTCTAAAGACCTACCATTCTTTTCAGCATTTACCGGAACTTACAAAACCGGTGATAGAATTTTCAGAACCTATAATGGTCTAAAAAATCAAACTTATAAAAATTGGGAATGGGTTGTTATTGATGACTCGCCTGAAGATGATTTTGATACTTGGAATAAACTACAAGAAATCGCATCCCGAGACCATAGAGTAAAAATTCATAGAATTACACCAAATACGGGCGGTAATGTTGGTGAGGTTAAACACCGAGCTGCTATGTTATGTAATGGTGATTGGTTATTGGAGTATGACCATGATGATGTGATTGCATCAACATACTTTGAAGAGTGTGTCAAAGCATCAAAGCAATATCCTGATGCTGGATTTATTTTTACCGGATGTGCTGAACTTTACGAAGATGGTAAACACAAACAATATGGTCCAATTGACCCAACGGGTTATGGTAGATATGGTTTTAATAACTACACTTGGGCTTATTCGTGGCACGAATGGGTGGAAATTGATGGTAAAAAATATATTGGAGGATTTGCTCCAAGTATAAATCCAAAAACTATTAGATATAATATGGGTATGCCAAATCACGCACGAATGTGGCATAGAGATGTGTATCATAAAGTCAGAGGTCACAATAGATATATTTCCGTAGCAGATGATTTTGAACTGATTGTAAAAACATTCCTAACAACACGAATGTTAAAAATTGATAAAATCCTATATATGCAATGGAATAATTATTCAAGCACTGTTGATATGAACTTAACTGATATTAATAGAAGAGCACGAATAATTAGAAATTACTATGATAAAGCTATTCACGAGCGAATCCTTGAACTTGGAAAAGAAGATTGGGATTGGGATGAAGAAACTCAAAAATGCCATCACGCTTGGTGGATAGATAGAAGTAGATATTTTGAAAAAGAACAAGTTTTAAATTACACGATAAAATAAGGAACAATATGAAAGTTTTGTTTGTAGTTGGATATCAGAAAACCCCATTTAATCCTTTTGTTTGGATTAAAGAAGGAATTGGTGGTTCTGAATACGCTGTTATAAAATTAGCTCATCAAATGTCAAAGCAGGGTGATGAGGTTGTTGTCACAGGTCAAGTTGTTCCGTGTGAAGTTGAGGGTATTAAGTATATACCATATGAATCCCTTGGAACAAATCAACATTATGATGTTGTAATTGCTACAAATTATATTCACTATATTAATGAACTTGACTCACGAGAAATAACTTTTGACAAATCTTATTTTTGGATTCATAATAATGAATATTACGCATATTGGAATGGTCAAATATTAGAGGATTTTGGAAAAGAACATTTACAAAATTCAAGGATGACTAATGTGATTGCAGTATCGGATTACTCCGCAAAAATACTTGAAGAAAAGTATACTGAAATGGTGGGAAAGGTCAGAGTTATTCCAAACGCTATTGACCCAACTGACTGGAATGGTATCCGATTTGATAACAAACGAAAAAACAAATTTGTATATACATCCGCTGCTGATAGAGGTTTAAAAAACCTACTTGAAATCTGGCCGCAGATTCGTGACGCCAGACCCGAAGCGACTCTTTGGGTAGCAAGTCCACCATACGCATTAGATTGGTATGAAGACTATAAGGGATTCTATGATGGTGTTCATTTTGTGGATAATCTACCACCAAGAGAATTATATGAGTTGATTGCTTCATCGGAGTATTGGGTATATCCATCACAATACGATGAAACCTATTGTATTACAGCATTGGAAATGATGATGGGTGAGGTTTCAATCATAACAACCGATACCGGAAATTTAGCAAGTATCATTCCAGCGCGAGGTGCTGTGGTATCTTCTGAAAGTGATGTTGAAACTTTAAAAAAACAAATTTTAGAAAAACTTGAATTTGTAGAATCGGATGCTGCTTTTAGAAAGTTTTCAAAAGAAAATGCTAAATCTTTTGTTCTAAAACAAACTTGGGAAAATGTAGAAAAAATTTGGAGAAATCTTATGAACGAAACACAACCCAACCGACAAGAACAAACTGATATGTTAGCTTTACATCCTGAATTATATTCTTACAAATATGACAAAATTGGATGGTTGGAACGATTTGTAACCTATGATGCGAGAATTAGAGAATGGGATTTGATTTCAGATGAACAATTTGATGGATGTTTTACATTTCCATTATTTACTGAAGAATTTTGTAAGATGATTCGTGAAGAGGCAGAACATTCAAAAAAATGGACTTACAAAAGACACGAATATTATCCAACCACGGATATGCTATTATCTGAATTGGGATTGAATGAAATTTACTATGAAGTTCTCCAAACCTATGTAATGCAATTTATGATTCACAAATTTGGTTTAGAAGGTAGGGGATGGGATTCTTTAAATTCTGAAAACTTTTTAGCAAGATACACACCAGACACTCAAGGTCATCTTTCAATACACCACGACTCTTCTGATTTAACTTGTTTAGTCCAACTATCAGACCTTGATGAATATGAAGGTGGTGGAACTTGGTTTTGGAGACAAAAAAAATTAATAAAAGGTGGAATCGGATATTGTACGGTACATCCTGGAAATATAACTCACAAGCACGGAGCAAGACCTGTAAGTAAGGGAAGTCGTTATATTATTGTATCGTTTATGAAAAATTTGGAAAGATATTAACCATACTATTTATATATTGAGGTATAAAAAGGAGAGTTAATGGCAATTCAAATTCCAATATGGCCAGGTAGTAGTTCATTTTCTTCAATATCTGCGTCTTTTTACACAGATTCATCCACAACTAAACCAACACCATTTGGTTTTTTTGATAGTGATTCTACGTTTAAGTCAGATGCTGATAATGTAGCCAATTGGTGCGCAAACCGATTGGGTTATCCCATTGTTGATATTGAATTACAAGATATAAACTTTTTTGCTTGTTTTGAAGAAGCCGCTAACGAATATTCTTCACAAATCAATCAGTATAGAGCAAAAGAAAATCTTTTGTCTCTTCAAGGTTCAAGTTTAAACAACACACTTGCTAGTAAGCAACTAAATAGTAATATGCAGGGTGTAGTAAATCTTGCGAAAGATTACGGAACCGAAGCAAAAAGTGGTGGTAGATTAACACACTATACCGGTTCATTCACTATGGTAGAGGGTCAACAAATCTACAATCTAAATGATAGTAGTGTTGTATCACTTGAATCAGGTTCAGTTACAAATGGACTTACCATTCGTAAAGTATTCCACGAAGCACCGCCTGCGATTGTAAGATACTTTGACCCATTCGTTGGAACAGGTATGGGTTCTCAACAAATGATGGATACTTTTGGGTGGGGTAACTATTCACCGGGTGTATCATTTTTAATGCAACCAATGTATGATGACTTACTTCGTTTACAAGCAATTGAGTTTAACGACCAAATTCGTAAATCTCAATATTCATTTCAATTAGTTAATAATCGTATTAAAATATTCCCACTTCCGGTTTCAGGTGATGGTGGTGTAAAAATATACTTTGAATATACATTAGATACTGAAGCAAATAATCCAATTATAGCATCAAATGTGGTTAGTGATTTTTCTAATGCTCCGTTTGAAAGATTAACATATACTTCAATCAATTCAGCTGGTAGACAATGGATTACCAAGTATACTCTTGCATTAGCTAAAGAAGTTCTTGGTGCGGTAAGAGCAAAGTTCTCCGCTATTCCAATTCCGGGAGCAGACATCACATTGGATGGTGGTGACCTTCGTAACGAAGCTGCTGCAGAAAAAGAAGCACTCCTAACTCAATTAAAAGAAATGTTAGAAGCTACATCTAAAAAAGCATTGATGGAAGCCAAACGAGATGAGGCTGAATTCCTTGAGTCTACACTTGCAAGAATTCCAAGACCAATTTATATAGGATAATCCAATGGCGTTATTTGGTGGTCAGAGAGATATGTCTTTGTTTAGAACATTAAACAAGGAACTTATCAATGATATTATTGATACTGAAGTTTATTTTTTTAAATTCGCTATAAGTGAAACAAAAAACAATTTATACGGAGAAAGTAAAAATAAACAATATTACAATCCTGTAAAAATTCCGTGTCTAATAGAGTACAATACCCTTGAACAAATTTCAGATGAGTTTGGTCAGTATTATTCAAGAAATGTTGAATTTAGATTTCTTCGTGATACTTTAAAAGATGACAAAGATATACATCCGGATGTGGGTGATATTGTTGAATGGAATCACGAATATTTCCAAATTGATTCGGTAGCAGAATCTCAATTATTTGCAGGTAAGAATCCAGATACTTGGGATGGTGGTGAAAGTCAAGGTTATTCAATATCATTTATATGTGCTGCACATATGACACGACAATCTACTATTAATTTAGTTGATAACCGATTTGGTAATTCTAATAACACAACTAATACAATACCGGTGGGAATTTAATGGCAAATCGTTATAGAGTAGTTGACCCTAATAAGCCGGACTTGAGACAAACACAAAGTTCTACTCAAGATGACCCTGTATTAAACAAAGCGAACCAGGTTCGTAGAGATACTGATAATGTTAAAAACATTTCAATTGGATTATACGATATTGACCTTGCGTTTAAAGATTTTTTGGAAAGAGATGTAAAGCCAATGGTCAATGAAAATGGCCAGTTAGTTCAAGTTCCGGTGATGTATGCAAATCCAGAGAAGTGGAAATCTGCCCAACAAGACCTTTTTATGAGGGATGATAATGGAATGATTTTAACACCTGTGATTGTATTTAAAAGAAATTCTATGTCTCCAAATACGGATATGGCAAAACTAAAAGTTATAAATGCTGAAGATGCTAATCAGATGTTTGAAAGAACATATACAAGGGACAATAGATACGACCAATTTTCAATATTGACAGGTCAAAAACCTTCTAAAGAATACTATGCTGTTGAAAAGCCGGATTATGTAAACGTGGAATATTCTACCATTGTTTGGTGTGATTACCAAGAGCAAGTAAATAAAATTGTAGAACAAATTGTATTTTTCCAAGGTCGTTCTTTTGGTGATAGATATAAATTTGTAGTAAAGTCAGATTCTTATCAATTTGAAACTATTGCAGATTTAGGTCAAGATAGAATAACCAAAGCCGAAATTACTCTACAAGTAAAAGCATACCTATTGCCAGAATTCGCTGGAATTAAAAACAATACCAGAAAAACATTTTCAGTTGGTAAAATTATATGGAATGAAAGTTACGACCTGTAATTCTATATTTATACTATATTAAAGAGATTTTATTATGGAAAAAACAGTTATATCACTTACCGAAGAAGAAGTAACAAAGATAAATGTGTTACAATCGGGTATCTTACAATCACTTGCTAGATTAGGCGAAATTGAAATAGAGAAGCTTGAACTTGAGAGTGTTTATAAGTCTTTGAACGAAGAAACCGACCAACTCATAAGTCGTTACAACACTTTAAAAGAAAATGAAGGAAAACTCGCACAAGAATTAAAACAAAAGTATGGCGAGGGTGGGGTAGATTTAGAAAACAATACTTTCGTTCCTAAACAATAATTATTGTGTTTCCCTAATTTTCTTGGTATTTATTAGTAAGGAAAATTCCAAAAATAGAACATTAGGAGAAAAATAATGGCTGAAAGAATTGTTAGTCCAGGTGTCTTCACAAGAGAAAAAGACCTCTCATT